CGACAGATATGGAACGAAGAATTCCAATCCCAACCGAACAAACACTTGCTCAAGTAACACCACCTAAATTCGGATTCCAGAAAAGCACAATCTTTTCCTGGGTACGACGCTGGCACCACATCATCAAGTCCAACTTCACGGACCTAACTGATCTAGCCTCTTCCGCCTACATTCGCGACCGCCTAATCTTTCCAATGTTATTGCACACCAAAACTGCTATTGTCAAGTCCAACGACCCAAACAAGATGCGCACCATCTGGGGCACATCTAAAGCATGGATCATCGCCGATACTATGCTATACTGGGAACTCATGGCCTATTACAAGCTCAACCCTGGCGCATCACCAATGCTCTGGAGCTACGAAACCTTCACCGGTGGATGGCTCAGACTCAATGCCGCCTTATTCGATGGTTACATTCGAAGGTCTTTCCTGACCTTAGACTGGAAACGCTTCGACAAACGAGCTTACTTCACCCTGATTCACCGAATCATGGCTATAGTCCGCACCTATCTTGACTTCAGCAAGGGCTACCTCCCCAACGAGCTGTACCCCGACACCAGTGAAAACTGGACGCCGGACAAAGCACGCAAACTGGAATATCTATTCCTTTGGACACTTGAAAACTTGTTTAATGCACCGATCGTCTTACCTGACGGCCGAATGTACAAACGACGATTCGCCGGAATACCTTCTGGACTGTTCATCACACAACTGCTTGACTCATGGTACAATTACACAATGCTCGCAACCCTCCTTTCCGCTCTGGGCCTCGACCCAAGCACATGCATCATAAAAGTGCAAGGTGACGACTCAATCGTCCGCCTTCACGTTCTGATACCTCCCAATTCTCACGATGAGTTTTTACTGCGTATGCAGGAACTCGCTGAGTACTACTTCAAGGCTACCATCTCGATGGAAAAGTCTGAAATCAGAAACACCCTAAATGGATGCGAAGTGCTAAGTTACCGTAACAACAACGGCCAACCATTCCGTGATGAAATACTCATGCTAGCGCAATTCTATCACACCAAAGCAAAGGATCCCAAGCCCGAGATCACGATGGCACAAGCCGTCGGTTTCGCTTACGCCGCCTGTGGCAATCACCGCCGCGTGCACGCTTTATTACGCGAAATTTATCTCTATTACCAACGCCAAGGATTCACGCCTAACCCGGCTGGACTAACCGTTACATTTGGAGACTCACCTGACCTACCGAGTCTACCATTCAACCTAGACTACTTCCCATCACTTTCTGAAGTACGTCGCTTTTTCCTAAACACTACATATTCAAACGAAGAACAAAATGCCAAAACATGGCCTTCTTATTTCCTCTCTCGTCCCTGTGAACGTACGTAGTTTGAGAATTAAT